CACAACAGCCTCCTTTGGTACTAACTACCCTCGGGATGTTATAGCCGCTTACGGTCGGTTCTGGGCGCATGATGGTAAAACAGTCTACTGGTCTACGGACATAGCAGACACAGCATTTCCAGCCTTTTCAGCGGGTTCTAGTGGTCTTTTAAACATAGCCTCTGTACTACCTAACAACGTTGATACTATAGTCGCTCTAGCCTCTCACAATGGCTTCTTAATCATCTTCTGTGAGAATAGCATTGTTATTTATAAAGGTGCAGAGAGTGTCTTAGATGCCTTTGCCCTTAGCGATGTTATAACAGGTGTTGGTTGTATTGCTCGTGATTCCTTAGCCTACACAGGCAGCGACCTCATCTTCTTAAGCAACACTGGTGTTCGTAGTTTAGGGCGGGTTATTCAAGAGAAGTCAGTGCCTATGCGTGACTTGACTAAAAATGTACGTGATGATTTGATTTCGGATATATTGGAAGAACAACGTATTTCAGGTTCTACTGATAATGTCCGTGGTGTGTACTCAGAGACAAATGCCTTCTACCTGTTATCTTTTCCTGCCACTGAAACTGTCTTTGTATTAGACATGCGTCAAGTGCTTGAAGATGGGGCTGCGCGTATCACTGTCTGGTATTCCTATAAGGCATGTTCTTTTCTACGTAGACGCAACCGTGATTTGTTAATTGGTAAGGTAAACGGAATTGGTTTGTACGGTGGGTATGATGATAACAATGAATCTTACCGACTGCGTTACAGTTCTCACTATCTTGACCTAGGTGACCCTACAACAGTGAAGCTGCTAAAACAAATCAAGGCAACAGTTGTAGGCGGAAGTAACCAATCATTTGTTATTAAGGCTGGCTTCGATTATACCAACAACTCAAAGTCTTACCCGTTTCGCTTAGAGACAGGTGCAGTTTTTGAGTATGGAATTACTGAGTATAACATTGGTTCTTATTCAGTAGGGATTGTGCTAGACACTGTTAAAAGTAGCGTAGGCGGTAGCGGTAATACAATCCAGATTGGTTTTGAAGCTGATGTTAATGGTGACGAGTTATCAATTCAAAAGTTAGATATTTTCCTCAAAACAGGAAGGACAATTTAAATGAGTAATTATGTAAAGAGTACAGACTTTGCGGGTAAGGACGGATTAACATCTGGCGACCCTGCTAAGATTGTTAAGGGTACGGAGATTGATGATGAGTTTAATGCCCTAGCCGCCGCCATCAATAGTAAAGCTAATACTAATAGTCCTGTATTAACAGGGACACCTACAGCTCCAACAGCAACAGCGGGAACTAATAGCACACAACTAGCAACGACTGCTTTTGTTACTAATAAAGTTAATCTATCTGCTTTTACATTGATAGAGAGTGGTACTGATTTGTTAGTTAAGTATAATGGTACAACTATTGCTAAAATCACTTCCGCTGGTGCTTTTGTTGCTAAAGGTGATGTGACTGCTTTTGGGAGTTTATAATGGCTATTCAAGGTTCAGGGCTTATTAAACTCTCTGACTTACAGGCTGAATTTACAGGTAGTAACCCTATTAGTATATCTGAATACTACCGTAATGGTATTTATGTCACAGCTAACAACACAAGCGTTCCTACCTCTGGCTCTACAAGTCTTAGTGACTATTACAACGCTGTAAGGCAGTTTGCTTTTTCTATTTTATCAAGTTATACAACAACTCAAGATTTACGCGCTTTAGCATTGTCTGCTGGATGGGATGGGTCTGCTCCTGTTGTTGCAACTATTAACTCCGGTGTGACCATAAGAGGCGCTATTGGCGGAGGCGGAGGTGGTGGCGCATCTGTTGTTCCATATGGGTCTAACGGTATAGCTGGTTCTGCGGGTTCAGTTGGTTTAACTGTCTCTGGCTCATTCCCCGGTGGTGTTAGTTTGATAAATAATGGCACTGTTTATGGCGGTGGCGGTGGTGGCGGGGCTGGTGGCTCGACTGGTGCTGGCGGGGGTGGCGGAGCTGGCGGTGCTGCTTTAAGCATATCTGTACCCATATCTATCACTAACAACAGCGTCTTTGGCGGTGGCGGTGGTGGTGGTGGTGGTGGTAGTGCTTGGGGTACTGGTGGTATTGTTCGCTCAGGTGGCGGTGGCGGCGGTGGTGCTGTCTACGGTCAATATGGTTCTGGTGGTAACTGGGAAGGTATTGACGGGGGCCCCGGAGGTAGTGGTACTGAAACCGCTGGTGGTGCTGGCGGTTTTAATGACCAGAATAAGTCTACCGGCGGTGTGGGCGGAGCAAGAGGTGCGGTAGGAGCTACGCCTTACAACTCCTTTACTGGCGGTTATGGGGGCGCTGGCGGCGCTGGTGGTTCTTCCGTATCAGGCAACTCTTATGTTACATGGGTTGCTACCGGAACTCGTTACGGAGCTTTAACCTGATGAAAATACCTGTTATAATTACTGACTTCTTTACCATATATACCGAGGCAGTTCAAGACGATGTTTTTATTCATATGGATGTCCTTAAATGGAATAAAAAGATAAGAAGCCAGTTTATAAACAAATTAGACCTAGTGGTCGTTAAAGGAGTATAGTATGTGGGGAGCAATTGCAAGCGCTTTAGCGCCTAGTTTAATCGGTGGATTGTTTGGTAGTGGTGCTGATGGGGGCGCAGGTCAAGCTGCTGCTGTCTCCAGAGAAGATGCCCTTAAAGCGTCTGAGATGGCTAAATTTAAACCTTACGCTATTACCAGTGGTTTTGGTAAGAGTATGTTTGACACTGAAAACAACACAGCGTCTTATGAACTCGACCCTACCTTAAAAGCGTTCCAAGACCAACTCTACGGTTTAGGCCAACAAGGTATGGCAGGTTTAAATGTAGACCCTACTCAAATAGGTCAAGACTACTATAACCAACAACAAAACATAATGGCTGGCGGTCGAGGTGCTGAAGACATAGCACTACGCCAACAACAATTACAAAGTGGTCGTATTGGTTTAGGACTATCAGGTGCTTCACAAGGTGCTGGCGCTAACACTGGGTTTGTTAATCCTGACCAGTATGGAATGCAGTTAGCTAGGGCACAACAAGACCAACAGTTAGCTGGTCGCGCTGCTTCTTATGGTCGGGAGCAAGTAGATAGTGACATTAAACGAGCTACAGGGTTGTTTGACCAAGGCTTCGGTGTTGAGAAGTTGGGACAATCTGCTATGACTATGGGTGCTGACTTAGGTAACATGGCGGCTCAAGCGGGTGCTTCTCAAGGTAAGTTATTCTTAGGGGGCGCTAATAATGCTACTGACATTGGTTTAGCCGGTAATACGGCAGAGAACGAGTTTTACACAGGTTTGGGTAAAGGTCTAGGTGGTATGAAGGGCTTAGGTGGTAGTTTAGGGGGTATGTTCAGTACCCCTATGGGCGGAGCAACTGCCGGTAAATTCATACCCGGTATTAGAGGTGGTTACACAGGAGCAGCTTACTAATGGCTACAAATATATCAGGACTTTTTAGCGGCGCCTCTAAATCGGATAACGAATACAAAGACGAGTACCTTGCCGGTTTAATGACATCTCCAGCACAACGGGGTTCACAATCAGTATTACAACGTTTAATATCCGTCCAAGGTAACAGGGGCGCTCAGTTAGGTGCAGACTTAGGTGGGTTACTTGGTGGACAAACGCAACAGCAGGTAAATGACCAACGTGTTCGAGGAGTAATGCAGGGTGTGGACTTAACAAACCCTGAGAGTATAAGAGCGTCTTCTAATCAGTTGGCAGATATGGGTTTCCCACAACAAGCTCAGGCTTTGAGGGAACAAGCTAACGAAGTAGAGGATAGGGTAATGAAGCGTCAGAAATTTAATTTTGATACACAACCTACAACACCTGACTCAACTAAACTAGCTAAGTTATTAAACGAGCAATCTAAATATCAAGAAGGTACTCCCGGCTTTAAGGCTTACCAAGGCGCTATTGATAAAGAAACAGCAGCGGCTGAAGGTAATAAAAGTTCTTTAGAAAAGAATATGGATTTAGCTGGAATTACTGACCCTGCGGCACGTAAAGCCTATGCTAAACAAGCATTGACTTTACAGGTACAGGCTGCCAGTGGTGACCCAACAGCTATAGCTGCTGTAAACTTAATGAGTAAACAACTTAGTTTTCAAATAGAACAATTTAAATTAAATCAGTTACAATCAAAACAAGAGGCATCAGAAACAGCAAAAGTTCAAGGCGCTTCCGCTGAGGCTTACAAAACAAATAACATTCTAGGTACTATTAATACTTCTTTAAGCCAAACTGGGGGTAATACTACTGGCGTTGTGGGGGCTACTTTAAAACAAATACCCGGAACAGAAGCAGTAGACTTAGAACAAAATCTGTTAACTATTAAAGCTAACATCGGTTTTAATGAACTAACTCAGATGAGAAAAGATAGTCCTACTGGTGGTGCGTTGGGTCAAGTTTCTGATATGGAAAATAAAGCATTACAAGCAGCGAGAGGTTCACTAGAACAAAGGCAATCTCCCGGTCAGTTGCGTAAGAATTTAGAGTCTGTAAGAGATAGTTATGACCGGTGGTTGAAGGTTATCACAGGCGAGTGGACTGAAGTAGATGCTCAAAATTATTTAGATAGTCTAAAAAGTAAAAAGTCAGAGAAGCCAGAAACTGTTAAAGTTGTACCTACGGCAGAACAGCGAACGCTTATTGAAAAACATCTAAAGGTTAAGTAATGGAATACACATATGAAGAAGTAATGACTGCTCTGCGTAATGCTGATGCAGCGGGGGATACTACGGCAGCAACTCAACTAGCTGAGATTGCTTCTTCTATGGTAAGTCCTCCTGAAGAAACACAGCCTGAAGAAAGTAATATGGTAGGTGAGATAGGTCGTCAAGTCGGTCTAACGGCTCGTGGTGCTGTTTCAGGTGTTACCGCTATACCGGGTATGGTTGCGGATGCTGGTGTTACTATTGCCAACCAGTTTGGAGCTAACCTTCCATTACCATCAGAGGCTCAACAGCAGCTTATGACAAGGGTGGGGGTACCTGCGCCTCAGAATCAGATGGAAAGAGCTGTACAGGCAGGTGTAGGGGCTATGACGGGTGTGGGTGCTGAAGCTGCTCTGGCTAAAGCTACTGGCGCTCAAGTCCTTGCACCTCTAACACAACAGGTAGGCGCTCAAACGGCTGCTGCTGGTGTTGCCGCTCCTACTGCTCAAGTTGTTAGTGAGAATGTAGGACAACAAACAGAAAGCCCTATAGCATCTATCATAGCAGGTATGGCGGCTGGAGTAATAGCTGGGGGCGCTACAGTGAAGGCTATTAAAACAGGACAGCCTGTACCTAAAACTGTTTCTATTAATGATGTACGTAACCAATCCTCACAAGGATTTCAGGAAGTAGAAAACGCAGGTATTACTGTCAAACCTCAAAGTGCACTTTCAATGGTTAGTGAGGCTAGAAAAGATTTAGAAGCTGTTAATTACAACCCTGACTTAATAGACCACAAAGATATAGGTGTTTTGTTAAGTGCTTTTGAAAAACAAGTAGGACAGAAGCGTGTTAAGTTTTCAACATTACAGCAAATGAGGCAAGGTGCTAATGAGTTAAAGATGTCTCAGTCCCCTCGTACTCGAGCATTAGCTGGTACATTGACTAACTCGATAGATAAGTATTTAGCAGACATTACTCCTAATGATGTTATTACGGGTAAAGGAGATGTGAAGCAATCGGTAAAGACGTTAATGAATTCTCGTAATAAATGGAAAGTAGCATCTAGAGCGCAAATATTAGAAGATGTTTTGGATGTTGCTAATATTAAAGCTGACGACCCTAAAGCATCTGAAAGTGAATTAATAAGACGTGGTTTAATTACCTTACTTGCTGACAAAAATAAAAGAAAACAATTTAACACTGACGAAGTTAAGGCTATGAGAGCAGTAGCTAACTCAGGGACTAAAGATGCTTTATTAACTCTCCTATCTCGTTTCAATCCTCAACGTAGCCAATTGGTAACCGCAGGAACGGCAGGTGCTGCTTTTGTTGAACCTTTCTCTGCCGCTTTAGTTGCAGGTAGTGGTTTTAAGAAAGAAAGCTACTCAACAACTGATATCTGGGATGTTAACAGGTAATGTTAAACCTCCGGGTGTTGACCCTGTTGGATTAAGATCATTGTTGGAAGCTACTAAAACTTCTGCTCAGCAAGCTCAATAAACTAAAAAGCCCCTAAGCACTTTAAATGCTTAGGGGCTTTTTTTTGTCTAGTTATCTAACAAGGACACATCTATCTCATGGAACTCACCAAACAATATCTTAAAGAATGGGAGGCTAATAGCTAACCCCTCAAAGCCTGTCATTATAGTTCTACGTGTGCCTTCCTCATCCTCTGAATCTACAATGTAACATGTTTCAGTAGCATTCTCAATATCAAGACCAATACCTAACCTCATCTGCATAGAGAACTGCATGTTA